AACGACTCTGGGATCCAACTGACGGGGGAAACTCTAGAGTGGGTGGCCGGTGATCAAGAAACGGTGCAGTGTTCGGATGCTTCAGGCTGGGACCTGTCTGTCGCACGCGACGCCATTGTCTATGATGGCGAGCGGCGTATCAACAGGCTACAGCGTGAGTGCCCTCTGTCCTGGGAACTGATCATGGCGGAAGCCTTCTGCAACTCTGCCCATGTGGTTGTCATCGGTAAGCAGCTGGTGTGCCCGACAAACTTCGGCATCACTGCTTCCGGCATCCCCAGCACCTCTGCTCAAAATTCGCCCATCCGGTCGCTCACCCTCGTGGCGGCTGGGGCTGATCGTGCCCATTCAATAGGAGACGATGAAGTCCATTCGGGAGGCGTGGATGTAGTGCTACTTGCCACTACTGGCGTCATCACCAAAGGGAACATTCAGGAGTGTCCCGCGGATGGACCTATTGACCTCACGTCGCACGACTACTACAAGCAGGACGGCAAATGGACTGCCAGGTTCAAGAACCTCCCCAAGATGTTGGCGCACCTTGACCTGAAGAGAGCGGAAGGCTGTCCGCCCCTGCCCGACGCAATTCGTGGCATGCGGTACTGCCTGCGCAACTCCAAGGAAGAGGACGCCATCCTCTGCGCGTTCATTCGCGGCATGGGGTGGGACGTCGTTGAGCCTGAGGAATTGCCGTGGGGGGAGTGAGCGCGAGGACAACGCCTGCGAAGTCCCGCAGGGGCGTAGTTGGCTCAGGGCATTAATTGACTGCTTGCATATGCAAGCTGGCGGTCGAGCATTCCCGCCATCAATTTCAACTCTCCGCTTCAACCATTCAGATGGTGAAGCCGCGTCGCATGATCCCGGTGTCCGCGCCCAAGGCGCAGGCCCCTCGTCGGCGCACACAACCAGCTCCCGCCCCCAAGGCGAAGGCCCGGAGCCGCCCCGCTGCAAAGCAGCGTGCGGGCCCTCCGCGGCAGCAGCAACGCATCTCTTTCGACCCGTTGTCGCCCTCCCTGGTCCCAACCACGCAGTTCCAGGCCAATGCGCTCGCGCATACTGGCCTCGTGCGGATGGAGGAGACGGTCTCGACCACCCTGCGGACACTACTCGTGGTGACCAACACGGGACGGTCTGGTACTGTCGCCTACATACGCCGTCCAGCTGCGGGGGTCTCCAGTGTGCACACGGTTCCCTTGCTGGCCGCTGCGGATTCCGCTGGCGGTCCTACCTCGGGGAGAGCGATGAAGGCAGGAGTCACCATTGTGAACAACACTGCCGACCTCAAGTGTGGTGGCAGGGTGTACTTCCTGAACTGCGATTCGCGTGTGGCTCTCCCAGCTGCTCCGTCAGCTCTGACGGATCTTCAGCTCGACACAGTGGTGAAGAAGTTGTTGGCTCACCCGTCGTGTCGGGCGATGTCCGGGAAGCAGCTGCAGCGGCCGACAGACTTCACAGCGCACGTGGTAGACCCTGTG